CGTGATCGACTGTGCGCCGCCAGCGCCGTTGCGGTACAGGTTTTCCATCGCCCACTTCAGGTTCCCGTCACTATCAAGGACGGTCTGCCCGGTGGATCGACCACTGTTGATAAGTTCGTGTGCGGTCTTTGTCGTATCAAGTGCCATGTGTCAGGCTCCAAATGTGTTGTTTGAGAAGTCAGTGACAAGCAAGGGGTCAGACCCACCAATGCGGTAATCCTGAGCGCCCAATTCACGGCAGGCGAAAACCCCGGCGTCAAACTGCAAGACCAATGTAGGCTCGATGCCGCCCAGCAGCAAAGCGCCACCACCAGCAAGTCCCGCGCTGTCAATCGACAGCCCTATTCCCAGGGACATCCCCGCCATTAGACAAGCCCCGTGATACCAGTGGCGGTTGTGTCACTGGCCCACACCCGTTGGGCGCGGATAGGGAAAGGTGCCCCGGCTACGACGTAGACAGTGCCAGTTGTGCCGCCTACCGCAGTAATTTTTACGGTGCCTGACGTCAGGACGGAAATCGCGCGCACTGAGATTGTCAGGTCGGCTGTGTTGCTCGGTGTGATGTCGTAGATATTCGCGGCTGGGGCACTCAGGCCGCCTTGGAAGTCTTTGTAGGGATCGGACATGATATGCCTCCGTTAAGGTGTGTTTACGTTGTCCAGTGGGTGTCGGCTGTGTAATCTTCGGGGATGGGGTCTAACGCTTCGATCACGTCCGACGCGGTGCGGATTGCTTGGATTTGCTGCCAAATAGCCTCGCCCGCTTCCCATTCCTCAAGGTCTTGGGCCGTCCAGTTGTCGCGGCCCTTGTCGTTTAGCGTTGCGGCTTGGGCCAGCATGTTGCTTTGACGCCAGACCGGGCAGATAAGCAGGATGCGACGGCGCGCCTCATCCTTGACTTGCTGCGGTTTGACTTCAACAGGCGGCGCGATATATGGGGCAATTGCACCCCATTGGCCATCAATCGCCATCTGGTGCAGGTCGCCACCCGGCTCAAGATAGACCCCGACGCCCGTGGCTGTGCGCGTGGCCTGTATGCCGCCCGCTTCGTTGACGTATTTCAGGTCAGTATAAATCGTCATACAAGATTCCAACCGCCAAGACCGCCACCAAAGGGCAACAGTTGTTCGCCGTTGGTTAGCAACTCGATGTAACGGACCGAGCCGCCGTTGTTCCCCGTAACCCGCGTTAGTGATAGAGTGTCGCCTAATGCCAGCGTAATGTCGAAGGTGTATGCCGCAAAGGAACTGGTCAAGCTGACCGTGTGGATGGTCACGCCATTCACCAACACGTTAACGTTGGCCGACGTCGAACCCCGTTCGCCTTCAAAATTCAAGCGCAAAACGCCCGCCCCCCAATACTCTTGGGAATACACAGTTGTTGTCGAAGCGGATGTTGTTGTGTACGTGCTGCCGTCATAGAACCGCCGCGTGTCGCCCGCCGTGAATTTGCCCAACGCCTGCACGTTGACCACTGGCGCGCCTACCGCGCCCTCCGCCGTTGCTATCACGTTGTCTCGCGCCTCAAGGGCTACTGACCCAAGAATAGGGCGGCCCACATCAAACAGGCTGTCGGCGTGGCTTGTATAGTCCGTCATTGGTATTGGTATCCTTCGCTGCCATCATCCATCAGGCCATCGTCGCCCGCGTACCAAGCGCCGACTGCCTTTTGTTCATCTGTCGCCGCGCTGAAATCCGGGGCATCCTCCGGCGCAAACCGACCGAACCGACCAAAATATTCGTAAGTTTGGCACCGCAAAACGTAGGTGTGCCCCGCGCGCAATTCCTTCGATGAAATCACCTGCCAGCGCCGCGCGTTCGCGTTGCCCTCGCTGTCAACGATGGTGCGCGTCTCAATGTCCAGGACGGTGCCTAGAACGGCCTCGCGGTCTTTGGCGTCAATCGTGACCTGCAAGAACTCAGGCACGGCGCGATACCGGATCAGCAACCGCACGGCCAATTGCACGGCCTGTGTGCGGTTTGTAATCCACGGCGCAAAGATCGACTTTGCCCGCGTGTCGCCAAGGTTATCCCCGTCGATGGATGTAAACCGCCGTTTGTAATTCGCAGTGTCCTCGGCACCGCCGAACACGTCGATCTGATCGTAGTACACCGCGACCTGCGTTAGCCGGGAATCAGGTTCGCGCGTCAGCACCGACCCCCGCAACAGGTTGGCCGCGTCTGTGAATGTCTGTGGTTCTGTGTCGGGTGGCCGAACCGCAAGCATTTTGATTTCGCGGTCGTATTCGGACCACCAGATATAAAACAAGCCTTGCTGCGACAATTCCGCAATCAGGTCTTTGACGGGCGTCGGGTCGATCACCGTGCGCGTCGTGCGATACGTGGGCAGGTATTCGTTGCCCTCTGCATCCCAATCCGTGACAGGCACGAAGGCGCTAGGGATTTCAGTGTGCGACAAAAGCCAATCGCTGGCCACGCGCCAAAACTGTTCGTCAACATATCGGCCCGCGCGTTGCAGCTTGTCGCGGTCGTCGTGGCTTTCTTTCGTGGTGCCTAAATCGCCGCGCACAACACCCGTTAGCGTGTAGATGCCGTCGCCTTCGTCCGTGTAGCCCGTGTATTTGATCAACTCATTGCCAGCGACCAACCAGCGATCCGACCCGGTGTTGCCAAAGTCAGCGGTCAAATCAGCCTCAAGGCCGAACACCTGCACAATGGTCGTTGTGTCGTTCGTATCGCCGTAAATCTCAAGATCAGACGTACGTGGGAACTCGGCCTTCTTTTCATCCGCAAGGCGCAGCGGGTCCAGCCCGGTCAGCGTGACCCCACCGCTGCCGTTGGGGCCGTTCACCTTGTCCAGCACATACACCCGCTTGCGCATGGCTGTGATGGCCTGCCCCTCATAACCGTCATAGACGGTCAAAATCATGTCATTGAACAGGGCGTTGCGGGCTGTCCACAATGCCCAGAAATTCGCCCGCGTTGGGTTTGGCCTGCCCGCGACATAGCCCGTGCGATCCGCCGCGTAGAAATCGCCCCATTGGTCATTCCATGGGAAGTCTTGCAGCGTGATTGTCACCTTGCTTGTTACGCCCAATGCCGACCGCCCATCCAAGTTCGCGCCCGCGTTTATCTGGCCCTCCGATGTGGACACCGAAACGGCGCAGGGAATGGGTGGCAATTCTTGGTTGTCGGGGTCCGACATATCCGAATAGTCAAACGCGCCGGGGCGTCCGTCCATGAACCGCCACTTGATCGACCCTGTAGGCGTGAAATTTGGCAAGTCCGCGCACGTCGCGCCTGTATTGTAGCATTTGGGCGTTCCCGTTGCCGTGCAAGGCGATGTGCCGAACCGATTGATGCACCGGGGCTGCTCAAGTTCGACAATCGTTATGGGCGCTTTGCCGATAGCTGTCGGGCCAGTCATAGGCTGACCTGCATCAGGTTCTTAATGCCCATGCGATCCGGCACTATATCTTGATCCATCCAGCGATATGATAGCGCTGTGGGGCGCGTATATGGGCGCTCAAGTAGGAAGTAGGGATAGGCGCGCGCGTCCTTGATAAACGGCATAAGCGTTGCGCGCACATACGTCTCCGTCAAGTGCTGCACGTTGAAGTCGTTTTTGTTCTTGCGGCGCATGATCGACCGACCAAGATACTGGCCCTCCGCCGATTGCACCGTTTCAAACTCAGTTTGCAGCGCCATATCAATCGGGGTCGCCGCGCCCATGTAAACAGGCTGCGGGATTTCCAAAGCATAGCTGCAATGAATGACCGCGATTGACGGAATGGGTGCGCCCGTGGTGTACGTTTCGGTCGAAAAGTCCAAACGCAATGTTGGCAACGTGGTGTTGATTGAAAGCCTGATCATGTCTGTGCTGCGACTAGCGAACAGAAACGCCATCGGTTCATCATCTATAGGCGTGCCCGATACAACGTCAGCCCATGCCGATCCCGTCCACTCCTGCACCGTGACCGTCGCGCCTGACGTGCCGCAAGTGTGCGTATCAATCGCAACGGCGTTGACCTGTTCGGATGTGTCAAACGTCAGCGTCCAAGTCGCGGGCAGTGCCGTTGGTTTCCAAGCATCATAGGTCGTTGCTGTGGCCGCATTGACCCCCTCGAACCCCGCTGCCTCCGTCGATACGGCAACCGTGCCGCGCCGTGAAATGCTGTTCCAAAGTACGCGCGGATGTTCGAGATTGTAGACCTCGCCCACATAGTCCGTTTCAAAATAGATCACGCGATGGACCCCTTGAGATAATAGCCCTGATCGTATGCGTCATTCATGGCGTCCACGAGCGCGCTTGGGTCCAAGACGTTGCCGCCCTCAAACCTGAACTCGGCATATCGCCGTTCTACGGGTGCCGCTGTGGCGGCTGTGCTTGTGCTTGCCGTGCCCGCGCTGCTGCTGCCAGCGGATGCGGACGCCGATGCGATGGATGAAATCAGACCGCCGGTTTTTGCCAGTGATGCCGCCGTGAACGCTGCCGCGACTGGTGGGCCACCGACTTTCATGCCCTTTTCCCATGCCGAAACAGCCGCGCCGTAACCGCTCACAACCGCGTCAGCGATTGCCGCCGCCTGTCCAATCTTGAACAGCTTTTCATTTTCCGACGCCATCAAACCAGCAATGTCGCCAAACGCACCAGAAAGCATTTGCATTCGCGCCTGTTGCGCGCGGCGCTCAACCTCTGCCAAAGCGTCTTGATGCTCCGCCGTTATGCGCGCCTCAAGTTCGTTATATTCCTCCTCAGTGCCCAGCTTGGCTTCCCGGTACTCACGCAGCATTTCAAGCGATTGCTCGTACTGCGATTGCACAAGTTCGCTTTCCAGCATGAATTGTTCTTGCAGGCGCTCCAAGTCCTCACGTGATGGCCCGCGACCGCCTGAACCGCCGCCCGCGTCACCGGGGCGCACCAAGGGCACACCGCCACCAGTTGCGGGAACGTCAACGCTCAATGGCGGGGAAATGCCGTAAAGATCCCCTACGCCACTTGCTGGACCGCCCCCGGAATCATCCGATCCATCGAGTCCAAATTGGTCCGCGATCCCAGCCGCGACATCGCCACCGACCGCGCCGCCGGGGTCGCGGATAAAGCGGATCAACTCAGCAAGTTCAGAAAGCGCCTTGGCACCGGATGCCGCCGCCTTGATCAGTGCTTCAATCGCAGGGATTGCAATGTCCTCAACAAACACCGCAAGAACTTCTAGTTCTTCCTCTAGCCCAATAAGCGCGGTGATCATTTCGTTGCGAATGCCCTGCCCAAGATTGGTCAGCTTGTCGCCAAGTTCGCGCGCACCATCAACCGTGCCTTCGCTCAGGATGCGGCCTGTTCTCTCTGCCTCATCACCGAACCGCTGCATTTCGCGGCCATTGTCCATCAGCAACGGAACAAGCGCCGTCGCATCAGATGCAAGCGCCTCCATGTAGAACGTCATTTGCTGTTGCGAAATGTTCGCTTTTTGCAGGCTTGTGACATAAAGCTGCAACGCTTCAGGGCCAGACAAGCGCGCGAATTGCTCCGCAGTCACGCCGACCGCCGGGGCAATGTTCTCAAAGAAATCAGCAAGCGGGCCAGCGCCGGTTGCCATGAAATCCCCGAATTTGTCGTTTACGTCTTTGAAAATGTCGGCAAGTTTCTCTTGCTCAATCCCGACAGTTTTGCCCGCCGCCGCCAGTTTCTGAAACTCGACAACGCCCGTGCCCGATACAGCCGCAAGGTTCTGAATTTCGCGCGCAGTATCGCCCGCGCTTACTGCCATTCGGGCCATGCCCGCCGTAACAGCAATGGCCGCAAGTGTTACGCCCGCAGCAACCTTGCCGAAATTCTTACCCATGCGCTCGGCTCGGCTTTCGAACCCATCGACCGACTTGCCCGCGCGCTTCATCCCGGCTTGCAGCCCAGAAACATCCGCACCGACCTGAACGGCAATATCGCCTACAACGCGCGTCATTATTCAGCCGCCTCCTTGGCTTTAGCTGCCTTCACCATTCTGCGCACCTCTGACATGTCGTCGCCTCGCGTCTTAACTGTTTCGGGCGTTTTCGCCTCGATGATCCACCACACCTGACCGGGCGTCAGCTTCCAGAAATCAAGCGGCGTTACCCACCCCTGGCCAACCAGCAAATCGTGCATGGTGCGGACTATTCCCCGCTGGTTGGCTCCGGCTTTTTTTCATCGCCACCCGACCGCAAGGCGCTGCCCATTGGCGGCGAAATGATGGACACCAGCGCCATGATGCAGTTCTGCACCTTGATTGCCGTATCCGCCCGCGCGACTGTGAAATCAGACTGGATTGACAGATAGATTGCGTCGTCCGTCACGTTCGCGCCCGCGTGCCGTAGCGCCGCACCAAAGCCCATCGCAAGGGCCGCATAATCTGGCCCCCCGCGCTGCAACAGCGCCTGCATGGCTGGCTTGCCTGTGGCCTCGCGCAGCGCCGATTCAATCCGCGCGACCAGCATCAGTTGCCCATCGGCAGGGACGGTATAACTCTCGCCCTGCCAAGAGATTGTTACGGGTTCAAAGCCTTCCATCAAGCGGCCTGCGTGTAGGTCCATGCAGCATCGCTAGAAAGCGTTGTGCTGAACGTCTGGCCGTCCTCGTATGCGCCCGTTTCCGTGTAGGCTGTCAGCACAAAGTCGCCGCTGATTGCATCGCCGTTGGGAAATTCAAATGTAATGTCAGTCAGGAATTGCCCGGTTGACGTGGCGGCCAATGCAAGGTCGCGGAATACTTGGTCTTCCTCGTAACCTTCGATTGTCAATTCCAGCGAACGGCCAGTCAGAATGCCGCTGAGATACGTGGCAAACCCCGCATCACCCTGATCTTCGACATTGATTGGTGATCCGTTCACGGTAAGGCCGACTGTGCGACCGCCTGCAATTGTCACGTCGTTTTTCTTGATGACGCAAAGACGCCCGGTCTGCTTGGCCATTGTAATAACTCCATCTGAGGGAACAGCGCCGCTTCACAGCGGGCCTTGGTGTTGACCGCCTAAGCGGTTTCGATCAGGGCGCGATACTCGCAAACCCCATGAATTTTGCCGTCCGCATCGGGAAAGCAATCTGTGTCCTCGCGCAACAGCGAGAAATTATTATGACCTGTGATCGTAAGCGGCGTCCTGTGAAGGGTGCTGAAAATCGCATCCTGTATTTCCTTGCATTCGCGCATCGACCCTGACCGGCTGAACGTGTGAATTCGCAACTGCGCCGCAAAACCGATTGTCGTTTGCGTGTCCAGTTGGGTCATAATAATTCGGCCAATGGTGACATATGGAAACGCACCCGCATTGCCGCCGTCAGCCGCTTGGGGCGCAGTGTCATAAATGCCCTGCGCGCCGATACTTGCCCCCGAAAGGGCTGTGAAAACTGCCGATTGCAGGCCAAAGGAAGCACTCATTTTGCACGCTTAGCAGCACGTTTTAGCGCCGCCTCCCACTTCTTGCCAAACTCGGTTACAAAAATGCGCTCCGCATCAGAACGGAAACTCTCGACCGCCCGCATGAAAAACGCGTGTTCCTCGCCGTCTGGCCCTTGGCCATATTCGAGATAACGCCAATAGAACGCCACCGGATTGATGCGAACCGTTGACCGCAGATAGCCCCGCGCCGCGCGTTCGCGTTTTGCCTTGATCGCACCCTTTAAATCGCCCTCATCCTCGGGCGCGTCAGTCTTTGCATCTTTGGCAATGTCGCTTGCAATTTTATGCACCGTGCTGCGCAGAATGTTGATCGCTTGCCGAGGCGCGATTTGCGTCAGCATGTCGTTCACGTCTTCAAGGCCGCGAAGCGTAACGGTGCCCCTCAATTCGAAACGCCGCGCTCTGCCAATATCGTTAGATACATGGCCCGCGACCCTTCGCGCATGACGTGGCGAATATTGTAATCCAGCCCCTCCCAAACAATCCGCATTCGCTCGTCAATGTCTGAACGGTTGCGGATGACAAAAGTTGTCATTGCCGTTGCGTTGGTCCGGTCCTCTGTTGTGCTTTCCCCGCCGCCGCCCGCTTTTACGCTGGCCCACACATCCGGGTCTGTGGCCAAGTCGGCCCAAGCTCTTGTCAGCCCCCCGCCGCCATCTGCGGCAAGGGTGAAATCTTGGATCGCAATCCGCTGATCAAGCTGCCCCGGTCTAACCATACCAGCCGACCCGCTCCGCGCCGATCAGTGCGTCAACCGCAAGGGGCAGTTCCTTATACGCACCCTTATCGACTGCGATACGATGCTCGTACCAATGGCCCACCGTTAATAGGATCGCCTGCCGGATGCTTTGCGGTACGTCTGTCGCCGCGTCACCGAACCCGGCAACGTATGTGATCTTGATGGCGTCCTGCCGGATGTATGCAGGGGGCCACACGTGATCTTTTTTGGGTTTGACAATGACAAAATCGCCATCCAGCCTGACCTCGAAATCTGTCAGCGTGGCCGTTTGCAGCGCGTTGTCCGCGTCGTAATATTCGACAGATGTAAGGCTCTGGAACGGCCCGACAGTCAAACGCACCCAACCGGGATTCTGGTCTACCCACTGCACCCAGGATTGCGTTACCATCGCGCGACCCAAAACGCCCTGCCCGTCGAAGTGCGCAGTCGCCGCTTCGATCAGACCTGTGATCAGGCTATCCTCGTGTGACCCATCAACACGCAAGTGCAGCTTGGCCTCAGAAAGACTGATAGGCGCTGTGGCTGGCGCTGTGGCGCGCATAGTGGTCACTTGCTTGCCGTCTCTGACTTAGACCGCTTCACGGCCTTCTCTGGCGATTTCTGGCCCCGCACGGCTTCGGCCTGCTCAGCTTGGATCATCCGCACAGCTTCGGCATTTGAAACGTCGATAACGTCGCCACGGTTTTGCGCGCCGCTTGCGTCCGCGCGGGCGACCAAAAGTTTGACTTTCATGGGGCTTCCTTTTCTGTCGGCTTGGGAAAGGGGGCAGTCGCCCGCCCCCTCAAAAAGCCGATTAGGCTGTGATCAGGTGCTTGACCGCTGCCGTGTCTGACAATTCGCCGTCAAAGCGGATGTATCCAGCGACACCGATACCCGGCCAGAAATCTTTGTCAGAAATCGCGCCGATCAACGGCTGACCGACTTTGCGAACAAAATATTTCTGCATGTCACCAAACAGCATCACCTTCGCGCCGGTGGCCAAAGACGCCACTTGCTGGTTGATCACGATGCGACGGCCCAGCAGAGTTGCAGGCACACCGGCTTGCACGTTGCCCATTTGCCAAAGATAGTTGCCGTCGCCGTCTTTCAACTTGCGAACAGCCGCCAACGTGCTGTCGTTCATCATAAACGCAACGCTGGGCGCGGTGCGGTATGCCGGATCGACAGAGTGCTCAAGGTCGATGATTTCATCAGCCGTGATTGCCGCCGTGCCCGCTGCGGTAACACCCAGCCCCGACGCTGTGACGATACCATTTGGCGCGCTCGAACCTGTGCCCGTGGTGAGTTGCAAGTTAGCAATCCGGCCAAGGCGTTCGCCCAGCAAAGACCCGATCAACGCCTCAACAGCCAAGAAGCTGTCGTCCATCAACTCTTTTGAAATCCGCAGCCATTCGGTGTCGAAGGCATAGGCGTCAAGTTGCTTGGTGCCGAACGTCACGTCCTTGCCGCCATCATCCGTCAGCGTTGCGCCTTCGGTGTGTGCGCCAGCGGTGGATGCCGTGTCATTGACTGTGGGCCATGGCATTGCATTGCCGCCCGTGGTCACGATTTCGCGCGTTACGCCAGGGTCATACATTGGCCCAAAGGCAAGCATGGAACGCGTGATTTCGGTCATCATCTGCTCTGGCACCGAATAACCACCAGCGGAGTTTGCCGTAGTCTGTGAGCGCAGTTCCACCTTGCCGAAGCCATTGCGCAGAACCTCGCGGGCCTCTGCCGTCAGCGGTTCGCCGTCTTCGGACTTGGAACGCAGCCATGAGTGGAACGCGGTGCGATAGTCCATATCGACGCCAGTGCGCGCCTCGCCAGCTTCAACACCGGGACGCTTGGCAACACGTGCTGCGCGTTCTTCGGCTTCGCTGGCTTCAACGGCCCGCTTTTCCATCGCCTCGATTTTGCCCAGACGCTCAGCGCGGGCTTCAATGTCGGTGACTTCGGCCAACGCTTTATCGACAGCCTGTTCGGCTTCTTTGCGCTGTTCTGGCGTGGATTTCGCGTCGATTGCGTCATTCAGCGAACGAGCCTCAGTCAGCGTCTTAGCTGCCTGCTCCCGCAGTTCTTTGATAGTAGCCATTGTGTAGGCCTCCGTTTAAAGGATCAGGACGCTTCACAGCGTTCAGTCCGGCGCTTGCCCATGGCGCGGGATGTGGGCGAAACAGCGAGAGCCGCCGTTATTCGTAAAGACGCGCCGCCAAACTTAGGCGCGCGGCGTCAATTTCTTTTGAAAGGTTGCGGTGTGGTGTCGCCCGTGCGGCCTCGCGGCTGAGCAACGCAATTTCTGTGCCTTCGTATGCAGGGGAAGTAACGATTGACACGTCAGACAACCGCGCCTGCTTGATGGTGCGCAGCGGTATGTCGCCGTTTTCGTCCCATTCTTGAATGTCGGGGTAAAAGGCGAAGCTCATTTTGTCCAAGTCGCCGCGCTTCATCTTGCCCGCAATCGACTTTACATCAGGATCTTCGGGGTCAAGCGTTGTGCTGATTTTAAGGCCATGATCGTCTTCGGACAGTGTGAGTGTGCCGGATCGTGTGCGCGCCAGCGGCAGGCCATCATGGTTGATCAAAAACACCACATCGTCGCGCCCGATTGCATCCTTGAACGCGCCGCGCTCAATAACCTCGCGAAACATGCCGCCAATATCAGTCTCTTGACCAAATACAGCCGCGTAGCCCTCGACCTTAATGCCATCAGCATCGGCGCGGATTTCAGCGGGGATGCCGCCGCGTTTTTCAAGCGTCATTGTCGTCGCCTTCCGTTGGTGTTTGCGGGGTTGGGTCAATCACGCCCGTGTGCCCATCAAGGGGCACTGTCGCGCCCTGGATAAGAAGCTGATTGCCACCCTCTAGCGGCTCCCGGTTATCCATCGCCCGCGCCTCGTTTGGTGTAAGCTGACCCGTTTGAATGGCTGTGCTGTTGCCCTCCATCCGCGTCTTGTAGTCGCCGCGCAAAAGCCCATCGACGTTGAACTCGACAAACCGCGTTGACCCGCGCCCAAACAGTTTCAGGTTCAATTCAGCTTCGATCTGTTCAACCCACCGTTTCAACGTGTGCTTGACTAGGTGAAGGTCTTGCTGCTCCGAGTTTGAAAACGTGGCCCGTGATAGGTCTTGCAAGAAGGTAGGCGGCAGGGAATAAATCCGCGCGATTTCGACAACCGCAAAAGACTGTGTTTCCACAAGCTGCATTTTTTCAGGATCGGAACCCAACGGGTCCAGCTTGTGCCCAAGCGGAATCGCCAACACGTTCCCACCCTTGCGCGCGGCCTCTTTTGTCGCCTGCGCGATGTTTTCACTTGCGCGCTGCGCTGACTTCTGACCATCGAACGGACCCTGCAAAGCGAATGCAGGCAATCCGCCGTTTTTAAATAGCTTCGACCCGTATTCGTTCGAGTTGACAGCCTTACCAATGGCAACCGCGCACTGTCGCAGCGGCGAACGATGCGTCAGAAGGTCAGGTTTCAACATGAACGTCAGGTCAATGACTTCGCCCTGATCAAAGTATTTTGTCGCCGTGCCGATCTGCTGCTTGTAGCGTTTCCGACCATTCGAAAGACGCTCGACCGAAATTGCACCAGTCAGGGGGAACAGGTTGATGGGCCTGCCCCTTTCGTCCGTCTCAATATAGCTGACGCCGCGCCCCTCAGTGAACAGGCCGCAAAGCAAATCAAAGCGCCATTGAAACGAGGAATAGCCATCGTTCACGTTGCTGTGCAGCATCCCGACAACTGGATTAGCCGCCGTTGCCTTCAACTTCTTTTTGTTGCCCTTGGCGTCCCGGTCATAGACGTTCAGCGGCAAGCCCGCGATTGTACCCGACAGGAAATTGACAGCGGCCCAAACGGCAGGGACGCCAAGGGCCTCCTCCATTGAAACAGCCGCCGATCCAGACAGACCGAAAATTTCCATAAAACTGCGCGGCTCGGACTGCGTGAATGTCGCCCCCCGTTTTTCACGCTTACCAAATCCGAACATCAACCAACCTCCAAAACGAAACTTTCATCATCCCAAGGGGAAGTGGGCGCTTCGTCATAATCTCTTGCCGTTGCCGCACCCACCGCCATTGCCAACGCAACAGCCATGTCGATCCGGCCCGTGGCCTTGTGTTTCGTGAACCGCCGCAAATCTGCGGGCGATGTGTCAAAAGTCGCGGACGATACAGCCGAGCGCAGCGCCGGGTTCACATGCACCCGTATGCGGCCCTCAAGAATGAGCGTTTCGAGTTCATCAACCGAACCCGGCATCCACAAAGTGATCTCTGACCCGTCCGGGGCTTCGCGTTTGCGCTTATTCCAGCCCTGCGGATGGTCCAGCATGGGCAATGTCGCGCCCATATCGCCGCAAACTGCCTCGAAATCCGCTATCAAAAA